AAAAGAAATACGTAAGGTTTAGCAATGCAGATAGGCACGGCAACGTCTCTTGCTTTACTTGTCAAAAATTAGTTGATTGGAAATACGAGTGTGATTGTGGGCATTTTCAAAGTAGGTCGAAGTATAGTACAAGGTGGTTGTATGATCCTGACAACGGACTAACCAACGTACAGCCACAATGTAAACATTGCAATTTGACAAACGGAGGTCAGCAATGGTTGTTTGGTGCTAGGTTAGATGCGGTTTATGGAGAAGGTACGGCAATGAAAATTGTGAGAATGAGTAACGAAACACGCAAATTCTCAACACAAGAAATAATTGAAATGCGCAAGGAGTTTACAGATAAATACAATGAGCTGTGTAAGAAAGTTCTTTGAAGACAACTACGACGAACTGCTTAAAGTTGCTACTCGATATGTAAAAGAAAACGGAGGCGACCTACTTAACGACCTTGCTATTTTCTACTTAGAAAAGCCTAATGAGAAGCTAGAAGAAATGTGTAAGAAAGGAGAGCTAATGAGTTATATCTGTCGCACTATGGCAATATGTGGATTTAGCAAAACAACCAGGTATTACTATAAATATTTAAAACATAGAGAGAAGCTAGTCAATTACCCTTTAGCCTTATTAAGAACAAAAGAAGAGGTTATTGAAAACGAAAGAGAACCAAAAGAAACTTTAGATTTTATAAATAGTATATTGCAAGAAATAGATTGGTTTGAATCAGAAGTATTCAGAATCTATTATATGCACAATCATTCATTAAAAACATTATCCGATGCAACAGGAATCAGCAAAAGCACCCTCTACAACGCCCTCAGAAAAGCCCAAGAAGAAGTCAAAGAAAAAGTCAAAAGGCTTGGGAGATACGATAGAAAAAATAACAGAAGCAACGGGGATTAAAGCCGTAGTTGAAGCCGTAGTAGGTGAGGATTGCGGATGTAGTGAGCGCAAGGCGTGGCTAAACAAACGCTTTCCTTATGCAGAAACTATGTCTGACAAAGACAAAGAATTATTTAAAACCATACTAAAGCCTGCTAAGGAACGCAATAAACTTTACGGAGGGGAAATGCAACTCGTAGTAGATATGTACGAGCGTGTATTTAAGATGCGTAAAAAGAAAAGCAGATGCGGATCGTGTATGCTAGGCTACCTTAACGAACTAGAAAAGGCATACGAAGCTGCTTGCGATGAGTAAGATTTTATGTCCTGCTATATTCGACGGATATACTCGTAGAAAAGATAGGAGCGTAAGCCTACGATTTATAACTCAGGAGAAAACCTCATCTGAGATTATGGATATAGACGCAACGCTAGATCAATTTGGCATACTCTATTTTAGAGGCGAAGAAAAAATGAATGCTGACGAGATTGAGGAACTAGATAGTATTGACCTCGACGTATATGACGAACCCAAGTCACAATCACAACGACTAAGGAATGTTTTATATATACTATGGAAGCAAGACGGAGAGAGAGGGGACTTTAAAAAATACTATAAGCAAAAGACAGAAGAGATAATACAACACTTCAAAAATAAACTAGAAGACAATGGATAACCCTATGAGAATAAAGTTTGAGGATATAGACTTAGAGTCTACCGAAGGACAATTACTGCTATGCGCTTGTGCTTTACACACAGGCTCAGTTTCAATGGAAATGTTAAACAGCTTTCTTGAGCAACTTTCTGAAACCCACAACGAGCTATGCTTTCTCAAAGAGGTAGATGAGGTAATAGATTCTATTGAAAACAATAATAAATAAAAAAGATGAAAGAGCTTACATTTAAGAAGTGGATTCTTACTTGTTCTAAAGAGCATAAAATCAGCCTTATGAACCACGCTATTAAAACCGACAATATCTCAGCATACTTTGCTCTGACAAAGTTGTTATTGGATACTCCAATTTCAGAAGGTGGAGTAGCCTCGCAAGATATTCCTCAACCCTATTGTAAACAACAATAAATAACAATGCCATTTACTAAAGGAGAATCGGGTAACCCTGAAGGAAGACCAAAGGGTGCGCCTAATAAAATAACCAAAGAAGGCAGGGAGCTATTCATTAAGATAATGGACGGGCAAGTAGAGCATATAGAGGAAGAGCTTGCACTACTCAGAGAGCAAAGTGGTGAGAAGTACCTCAAGGCTTTGGCTTCACTATTCCCATACTTTATGCCTAAGATGGTAGAAACTAGAATAGAGATTAACGAACCACGAACAGAGCCAAGTTGGTTCGCTGACGTATTGGAACGTGAGGATCAAAAAGACGATATAAATGAGTGAGATTAAAGACGTAGAGTTTGTAGAGCAACAGGAGTACAACGTACTACAATTAAATGACTATGCAGACTGCCTAGTAGGTATAACGCACGAGGCACGACCAAGAGCTGTTTATAGCCTAAGTAAGATACTTGACAAAATTAAAAAGACTAAAAACTGCGGTAGAGATTCAGCCTTTAAGGAGTTTGAATTAGAAATACGTATGCCTCTATTTGAGCAGCGCAACGCACCAGTTTATTTAAACGACATAGAGGTATGATGGTGCAAGGCTTTTGCTTCGGAGTTATCTTTGTGCTTACGCTTGCAGACTTAGTTTACAAGATTAACCACTACGACCAAGTTGACACTAACAACGCTGTGTGCGTATTGTTTTCTTTGGCAGGCGTTATCGCTTCACTATGGTAAATGCAACAGCCCAAAACATACTATGACCTTAAAGCGTGTAAGAAAAGGGTAGCTGTTTTTCAAGGGGGTACTCGTAGCGGTAAAACGTATTCTATTATTCAGGTGCTTATTGAGTTTTGCTATAACAATAGAAACTCAGGTTGGCTTATTACTGTAGTGCGTAAATCATTTCCAAGTCTTAGGGCTAGTGTGCTACGAGATTTTATTCATATCCTAAAAGACAATGATTGGTATGACGAGCGTTACCATAACAAGACAGAAAGCACTTACGACCTATGGGGTACTAAGTGGGAGTTCATTTCAATAGACCAACCACAAAAGATACGTGGTGCTAAAAGAAATATATGCTTTATCAATGAGGCTAACGAGCTACACCTAGAAGATTTTAGGCAACTTGTTCTACGTACTACTTACAGAATGATTTTAGACTATAACCCATCAGACGAATACCATTGGATATACGACGAGGTTATACCAAGAGACGACGCTAACTTTTACAGAAGTACGTACCTGGACAATCCGTATTTAGGACAGGACACTATTGACGAGATTGAAAGACTAAAAGAAACTGACGAAAACTATTGGAGGGTTTACGGACTAGGTTTAAGGGGTAAGAGTAGGGAAACCATATTTGAGACTAGCATATACAGCGAGCTACCTGAGAAGGCAAAACTAGTAGCGTATGGTTTAGATTTTGGTTTTTCAAATGATCCTTCAGCTTTGGCTAAGGTTTACCTTTGTGACAACGGACTATACATAGAAGAGGTTATATATCAGGGTGGTTTGACAAATAGTGACATAGCAGAAAAGCTAACTGAGTACGGAGTAGGTAGGCACGACGAAATAATAGCAGACAGCGCAGAGCCTAAAAGTATAGAGACTATACACCGAATGGGTTTTAATATTAAACCTTCAAAAAAAGGTGCGGATAGTATTAGGGTAGGTATTGACACTATGCGTAGACACAAGCTACATATAAAGCACGATAGCCTTAACGCTCAAAAAGAATTTAGGAATTATAAGTGGAAGACCGATAAAAACGGAAAGATGCTAAGTACACCTGTAGACGCATACAACCACCTAATAGACGCAGTTAGGTACGTATGTCTCAATAAGATACTTAGACGAACAGGTAAATACTATATACAATAATACAATGGGAAAAGTAAAGATTACAATACCTGAAAGCTATGCAGACGTATCTGTTCGTCAGTATAAGAAAATGATACAATCCTGGAAAGACGGAGATGGTGCTAAAGAGTTAGCATTGAAAGCTGTTAGTGCGTTGTGTGATTTAGATAGGGAGTTAATAGATTTTGCAGATTGGGGACAGATAAACAAAATAATACACGACTTATCTTGGCTAATAGAAGAGCCTGATCCGTTAGCTATGAGTTTGCCGTTACAACGCATTGTTAAACTTAATGGTGTAGAGTATGGTTTTATACCTAATTGGACTAAACTAACAGTAGGGGAGTTTGCAGATTTAGAAACCTATAGCACAAACAATTTATTTGACAACCTCGAAAAAGCGTTAGCAGTATGGTATCGACCTATAACTAAAAAGAAGTCTGACAAGAGCTATACTATAGAGCCATACGAACCTCATCACACTAAGCAAGACAAAATGTTAGATATGCCTATGGACGTTGTAGTAGGTGCTATGGTTTTTTTTTATCGTATAGAAAGGAGATTGGCGATAGATTCTCGCCTTTATTCAATAGCTCAGGAGAAGAAGAAACCAAAAACAAAGTCCACAACAAGTGGGGGTGGTATGGAATAATGTACGCTTTAGCAGATGGTGACGTAACTAAAATGAATGACGTAACTCTTATATATATAGAAGAGGCACTCACTTTCCTGTGCTACGAAAAAGACTTGAACATACAAAATAACGTGAAGCTAAATGCAAACAGTAGTAGACATAAACGAGGTTTTTAAAACGATAGTTAGCAATCATAAGCAACTAAAGCAGTTTTATACCTTTAGCCTAGATGAGCTAGATATAGATAAAATTGACGTAAACCTATTTCCTTTGCTTTATGCTCAATGTACTAACGCTTCTATAGACGGAGGGGGTACTACATTTACGTATGAAGTAATTATTGCAGACTTAGTTATAGAAAAGCAGAGCGACCACCTTACACAAATTTATGCCGAAACGCTACTCATTATGCAGGACGTTATAGCTCAGTTTGTGCTTAGTATGAATAGTCAATCGGTACTAGATAACGTAACTCAGCATTGGGGTTTTGAAACGCCTCTTGACTGTGATCCGTTTACAGCACGATTCGATAATCTATTAACAGGTTGGAGTACGACATTTGAGATAAAAGTACCTAACGCAATAGACCTTTGTATTGCGCCTTATTAGAATTAAAATAAAAGTAGACGGAGAACCTAAGACTTTGACAATGACTAAATTTACCAGAGCGTTTACAAAGTTTTCAAAAGACGTAATTAAACGTGCTAGGATTTCTTTGTCTAAAAGCAAAAAAAATAGTACGGGCAATCTCTCTAAAAGTCTAATTAGCACCCTAGACATAGACAAAAGAACAGGCGAAATAACACTAGACTTTAATGCACCTGACGCACCCTATTACCAATTTGTAGATCAAGGAGTACAAGGTGCGCTGACTAATAAGAAAGCTCCTAAGTCGCCTTTTAAGTTTGGTTCGGGTAAAGGTAAAAAAGGTGGGTTGCGTAATGGGATTAGAGATTGGATAGGCAATAAACCTATCAAACAATGGAAGGATAGAAAGACAGGAAGGTTTTTGTCATACGACCAAATGACCAATCTTATAAGTAGGTCTATTTACCAACACGGCATAAAGCCTACTTATTTTTTATCGGGTTCGCTAGAAAGAGCTTTTAATAAACACAAGTCACGTTTAGAAGATGCTATAGTAGACGACTACGCAGTATTCTTTGGAGAACAATTTAAAGACAAAATAGAAATAGAAATAGAAATATAATGGCATACACAGTAGACCAAAGTTCAGGTACAGGATTACAAGGTGCGTGGGACGATATATATTACGTTGTGCGTGACACTACAAACTACAACGCTCCAAAGTTTAGATATATTTTAAAGGTAACTATAGACGGAACTGTAGTAGGAAAGTTTAAGCAACTGCCTAATAATAACGATTGCGCAGTATTTGATATTGGTGGTATTGTATCACCTTACGTACACCAGGACGAAAACATAGGTCGACTAGGCTTAATTAATACTGACGGAAGCGTAGGTACAACAAAAATATTTGCTACTAATGAAGATGCTATTAAAACTGTAACGATTGATTTTGGTTACGAAAAGGCAGTAGACGCAGACTCAGCACCTACAGAAACTTCGGGGGCTGCTCCACAACAAACTTTTAAAGTAATTAACGGCACGCTAAGACAGCAAACGACAGATTTAGACGCTGCGAATAGTGCAGGAAGTTTTGCTTTAAATAGCGCAGGAAACTTTTTATCTGTCGTTCCATACGTGGGTGGTGAGTACGCTCAATATGTAATAGACGGGCAATATGGAGTTATGGCGTTTTTAAATGGTGACGACGTAGGTAGTCCTAATAGTGACTACTTTCACGTGACATATAAAACGGCAAATGGTGTAACCCTACAAACAGGTTACTTTCAAAACAATTCTACTAACGGAGGGTACACCCCAGCAGCAGGACTTTCTGACGAGCGTAGTTTAATTTATTTTGGTTGTTTTCCAGGCAACCTACAATCACAATCAATAGACACAAACCTTAAACCTGCTAACGTAGCAAATTGGGACTACTACGAAGTACAAGCTGCTAGTAGCACAACGCTTTCAGGTAACGAGTCATC